GAAGGAGAAGTTCTTGAACTCCATGGGCTACTCGTGGTACTTCCAAAGAAACCACCCAGATCGCAGATTCTCTTCCATGACTCACCAAAGGCAATGCAGTTGTGGAAGAGGATACCTATGCCAGAGGAATTGCAGCGGATACGCAGTATGGATGAGTGGCTCGAAAAGCCTGCCGAGTTTCGGAAAAAGTTTCATTCTTACATCGAACAAGAGTTTCAGCGTAGGCGCGACGGTGTTTGGTTTTACAATAATGGGGAACCTACGTATATTACAGGGCGACACTATATGTTTCTACAATGGTCTAAAATTGATATCGGATACCCATCATATCTCGCTTTCCAAAAAGAAATCTTTCTCCACATGGCTGCTTGTGAAGCTGATCCCCGTTGTTTCGGTCAGCTATATACTAAGTGTCGTCGTTCTGGCTACACTAATATATGCTCTGCTGTCCTTGTGGACGAAGCTAGTCAAGTTAAAGAGAAACTTCTCGGCATTCAGTCAAAGACTGGTAAGGACTCCCAGGAAAACATTTTCATGAAGAAAGTAGTTGCGATATTTCGCGGCTACCCTTTCTTTTTTAAGCCTATTCAAGACGGTACCACGAATCCCCGTATGGAGCTTGCTTTCAGAGAACCTTCAAAAAGAATCACCAAAAAGAACAAAACCTCAAATAAAGGAGACGCTTTAAATACGGTCATAAACTGGAAGAACACCACGAATAACGCATATGACGGTGAGAAACTGCATATGCTATATCTAGATGAGGCTGGCAAGTGGGAAAAACCAGCCGATATACGTGAGGCGTGGAGAATTGAAAGGACTTGCCTTATTGTAGGTAAAAATGTTGTTGGAAAGGCCCTGGTTGGCAGCACTGTTAACCCAATGGATAAAGGCGGTAAAGAATACAGAGATCTATGGGCTGACTCCGATCCTAACGAACGAAACAACAACGGGAGAACTAGATCTGGATTATATAGAATATTTATTCCAGCTTACGATGCGCTTGAAGGGTTCTTTGACAAGCACGGAAATCCAGTAATTGACGACCCAGAGGAAGAGCTGATTGGCGTAGACGGCGACTTTGTTGATCAGGGGAGTAAAAAATATCTTAAAAACGAAAGGCATTCATTTAAGGACGACCCTTCAGAGCTAAACGAGATTATTAGGCAGTTCCCGTTCACTGAGGACGAAGCATTTAGAGACAGTATTGAAGGGAGCTTGTTTAACATTGGTAAGATATACCAGCAGATAGAGCACAACGACAGCTTATACCCTAATCCAATAGTACAGGGTAATTTTGTATGGAGGACAAAAGATGAAGAGGTTGTTTTCTCTCCAGACCCAAATGGAAGGTTTCGTGTTGCCTGGCTTGCTCCAAAGCATTTAAGGAATATTAAGCAAGAGGACAGAGGAAAGAAAGTTGCTCCTAACGGTCACATCGGAGTCGGAGGCGTTGACTCTTACGATTTAGACGCTACAGTAGACGGAAGAGGATCAAAAGGTGCGCTACACATGTACAACAAATTTAATATGGACGTTCCAGGAAACACGTTTGTTGTAGAGTATGCGTCTCGTCCAGATTTGGCTAGTATTTTTTACGAGGATGTACTTATGTGCGCTTTTTTCTATGGGTACCCAATACTGATAGAAAATAACAAATATGGGATTGCAAGATACTTTGAATCAAGGGGTTATGATGGATATTTGATGGATAGGCCAAGTCATCTTAAAAACAATAGCTCTAGCTCTAACGTAAGAACAAAGGGGATTCCTTCTAATTCACAAGATGTAATTCAGGCACACGCTCACGCCATTGAAGCTTATATACATGATCACGTCGGGATTAACCCCGAAGACGGTGAAATGGGTAAAATGCTTTTTAATAGAACGCTTGAAGACTGGATTGGATATAAGATAGACAAGCGAACCAAGTTTGACTTGACGATTAGTTCTGGTTTGGCCCTTCTTGCAGCCCAAAAAGTAAAGAAAGAAAAGCCCCGCGCCAGCTTTGATGATAAGAAATTTTTTAGGACGTATAGCCCAAAAGCTTGGCACTCCTAGTTTTACTATATTTGCATTGAGTTAAATTACTCCACTCATTGCAGATGTACAATACAAACAAAAATTCTTCTAGCTTTCCAGATCCATTGGCTTCTTCTGATGTAAAGCAGGGCAAGGAGTATGGTCTGAAATACGCTAAGTCGATTTATCGGCAGTGGGGAAAGATAGATCAGCAGAACTCCGTATACGGAAACAGAAAGAAAACTTTCGAAAGGAACAGAAGGTATGCAAACGGAACGCAAGACACCGCTATCTATAGGTCACTTCTTAATTCTCTTGACCCTAATAACGGGGATGGAAGCATGCTTAATTTGGATTTCACTCCAGTTCCTATCCTTCCTAAATTCGTTAGAATCGTTGTAAACAAGATTCTGTCTTCTTCTCCGTATCCCAATCTTGAAGCAATTGATCCGATTTCTTCGTCTGAAAAAGATCTAAAAAGAAAAAAGATTGAGTTGGCTGTAAGAGCGAAAGATTCTCTAAATAGCATTGAGAAGAACCTTGGGGTTCAAATTGCAGGACCTCAAAAAGATATCCCAGAAACCCTTGAGGAGGCTGAAATTTTTATCGAAAACAACATTAAGTCCAACTCAGAGATTGCGGCTCAGATAGCCACAAACTTGACCTTAGAGTGGAACGACTTCAATGACTCTATTCTCAGGAGATGCGTAAATGATTTGACGATTCTTGGGATGGCTGTAGTAAAAAGAGATAATGACCCCAGCTACGGAATCAAAACTTCTTATATCGATCCAGCAAATTTCATCCACAGCTTTACAGAAGACCCTGGCTTTAGCGATTTAGTATACGCTGGACACGTTAGACACGTTCCCATCCAGGAGTTAAAGAGAATGGCTGGCGACGAGTTTAGCGAGGAGGATTTTAAGCAGATTGCTCAAAAGGCGCAAAAAAAATATGGGTATGACGCATCAAAGCTCACTCAGTCGTCTTACGACAGGGTAAATAACATTTCTAGCTTTGGTTATGACGAGTACATGATTGAAGTTTTAGACTTTGAATTTACGTCTATCGATAGTGAATACTTCGAGTCTAAAGAGAGCCAATACGGAAACGTTGGGTTTTACTCTAAAGGTGAGAATTACAAAGCCCCAAAGAACTCTGTATTTAACAGAGAGGTTACAAAATTCGAAAACGCAACCGTTTACGGAGGTTGTTACATCCTTGGAACCGATTACATTTTCGGCTACGGAAAAAAGACAAATATTCCAAAGAACGTTTATGATATAAGCAAGGTTAATCTATCGTATTCTGTCTGTGCTACAAACATCTTGGATATGATGCCAAAGTCTTTAGTTGATAGCTGTATCGGTTTTGCTGATCAGCTTCAGCTAACGCACCTTAAGATTCAGCAGGCGGTAGCTAAAGCAAAGCCTGACGGGATCATTATTGACATCGAAGGGTTGGAGAATGTGCAGTTAGGCAGAGGCGGTGAGCTTCAGCCGCTCGATCTTCATGACATCTATGAACAAACAGGCGTATTTTACTACAGAAGCAAGAACCCAGAAGGTGGATTCCAGAACCCTCCAATCAGGGAGATTGGGAACAGCATAAGAAACATAAACGAGCTTATTGGTCTGTATAATCATTACTTGCGTATGATTCGAGATGCTACGGGAATCAATGAGGTTATGGATGCGTCATCTCCGAAGTCAGACGCTCTTGTGGGTGTTCGTCAGCAAGCTATTGCAGCTGCTAACAATGCAATTTATGACATCACAAACTCTTCTATGGTTTTGTATAAGAAAGTTTGTACAGATATTGTTAAGTGTCTTCAAGTTATTCACCCTGCGTCTATTCTTTATCGTATCTATGAAAACGCTATCGGAAAGACAAACATGAAGGTTCTTAACTCGTTTAAAGACCTCCCTATGTACAACTTTGGCGTAAGGGTAGTCAAAGAAATGGAAGATGCTGAAAGAGAATACCTAGAGCAAAATATTCAGGTGGCTCTTAGCCAAAAAGAAATCGATCTTGAAGACGCTATTGCTGTTAGACAGCTTAGGGACTTAAATCAGGCTGAGCGTCTTTTGGTTGTGAGAAGAAAGAAAAGGATTGCTTCTAATCAGCAGATCGCTATGCAGAATTCTCAGCAGCAGGCTCAGATTCAACAGCAGTCCGCAGAGGCTGCTTCTCAAGCTAGACAACAAGAGATGCAAGTGCAGGCTCAGCTCAAGGCTCAAGAGATGCAGCTTAAAATGCAGTTAGATGCTCAATTAGAGGAGGTGAAACACGGATTTAGAAAAGAAATCGAAATGATTAAGGCTCAGGCGCTTCTCGGTGTTAGATCTGATGATCAAGACTTTAAAGAGAAGCTGGAGACTTTAAAAGAAGATAGAAAAGACGACAGGGTGGAAAAGCAAGCGGTTGAGCAAAGCAAGCTTATTGCGCAACGTCAGGGCAACCAAGGGCAAATGCAGACATCCCCACAACTACCTCAAGGCGAGGATTTATCACAAATGTTAGGATTATAAAAATGGCTACTACTATAAACTTAGATACTTCGCAAAGAGTTGACATCATCTGCAAAAGAGGAGACTCTTTTTCCTTGAGGCTGACGTTAACCAATTCTTCAGGAACTGCTGCTTTCACTGCTGACGATATATTCTTGATGCAGGTTAGAGATTCAGATACAAATGATTCAGCAACAGCTGCCGATATCACTTTGACAACATCGGAAACAGGTATTGATCCAAGCAATCAAACGTATATTGACTTTTCATTCGATTCTGCTACAATGAAAGCAGTGCCTTCTGGTTTGTACGTATACGATATCGAACAACAAGCATATGACGGGGCTACAGGACCCACGGTCAGCACTTTAATTTACGGTACATTTAAAGTTAACGAAGATGTTTCAATAACAGCTTAATGATGAACAATGCCGATAAGTGTAGACCAACCATCAAGTATAGCTGTATCAAGCTCTAACGGAGGAACAATAAGTGTATCCATCGTAAGCTCTTCGGAAACCAAAGTGGTCTCCCTGACTTCTACTGCCGAAAATAACATAGTTATAGGTGGAGCAATTGGGGCTGGTCCTGCGGGTCCTACGGGTCCGCAAGGTCCTACGGGTCCGCAAGGCCCTACGGGTCCGCAAGGCCCTCAAGGTGAAACAGGTGAAGGCGTTGCTACTGGAGGCGATCAGTATCAGGTTCTTGCGAAAGCTTCAGACGCGGACTACGACACCGAATGGGTCAATGTCGCGGTTACTCAGCGTGTTAAGAATGTTTCTGGAGGCGAACTTGTAAAAGGAACGCCTGTTCATGCTGTCACCGAAGCGTCACCTCAAGGTCAGCTTGCTTATGTTATTGCAGCTCGTGCAGATACTGCGGCTGCTATGCCCGCTACTTTTGTCCTTAATGAAACTATTGCTAATGAAGCCGAAGGACAAGCAATTGTTGTTGGATATCTCACTGGGGTAGATACTAGCTCTTTCTCTGAAGGAGATGTGGTATACGTTGGTGAGACGGGTGGGTATACTAATGTAAAGCCCACTGGAACAAACCTTATCCAAAACCTTGGTGTTGTGATTAAGTCTCACGAGACTAGCGGAAGTGGAATGGTTTATGGATCTGGAAGAACGAACGACGTTCCGAACCTTCCAGAAGGAAAAGTCTTCATAGGTTCTTCTACCAATACCACTGAGTCTCCATACACTTTTCCTACATCGGACGGAGCAAGCGGTCAGGTTTTATTGACTGATGGAAGCGGAGCTTTGTCATTCGGGACTGTAGCAGACATAAGTGGCGATACGTCCTTAAGTTCTAGCATTACAGTCAGTAATCAAGACGACGCTTTTAGTCACATGGTGTCGCCTATTGCGGCTGGAACACCTCTTGAATCTGTTCTTAGAGCCATTCTTGAGAGATACTACCTCACTGGGCTTACGCTCAATACGGTCAGGGTTGCCTATCAAAACACTGATGGTACTTACCCAGAAACTGTATACAAGAGTACAATTCCTAGGCTCGAACTGGGACGAGGTATTAAGTCGGACGGATTTACCTTTAGTATCGGAACCCCAAGCCAGGTTGCTGCCGACTCTCTTGATTTTACAATTAACGGCGTTCCAATCATTTCTGACGGCTCTTTAACTCCAAGTACAGTATCTTATACGCCATACACTTTAGATCCTGATACTAGCGCAACACGGTACTTTACAGTCAAAGTTACCGATGAAGGGTCTGGTGAAGACATACCAGTTACTAGTAGCAAGGGGGTCAGTTGGGGCTACCTGTATCGTCTTGCAACCGCAACAACCAACACTATAGCTAACGATACTGCTGCTCAGGCTTTGTACTCGACAGGATTAACTGATATGGGCACAGCTGTTTCCCCAGGATCGGCTTGGGAAACACTTACGGATTCAGGTTCTAACAACGAGAGCAATTACACCTATATAGTTATTCCAGCTCCTCAAGAAATTGAATCCATTGACGCAAATGGAGTTCTTCCAGTACTAGACGCTTTTACGGATCTTGGTAATTTTAATATAGTTACCCAGTACGGACTAACAAGGTCGTATAGGTTTTACGTTTCCAACCAGACAGCTGCTTTTGCTGAGAACACCTCATTAACGATAAACACCTAACCATGGCAATTAAGTACCCTGATTATTTGCAGAACAACAACCCGAATGAGGTCCTCATTGACGCAACTGAGAATCAGACTAAGGGCTTTGGTTTCTTTTACACCACAAGACAAAGAGACTTACTTGCTACTGCGCTTCATACAGAAGGGTACTTAGCTATCGTCGGCGTCGGCGACGACACAAATCCGTTGACAGCCTACGTGTTCCAGGGAGGTACATGGGACGATGAAGACAACTGGGCAGAGCTTGGAGTAGTGGGCGATGGACTACAGAACGTAGTAGAAGACTTAACCCCTCAACTTGGCGGAAATCTTGATGTTCAGTCAAGCTCTCTATTTACTAGCGTGACGGATGGAAATGTAACGATTACGCCAAACGGTACAGGATATATTGATTTAGATGGATCCATCCATTTTAAGCGATTCACATCGCCTCCAGCGGCTTTTGATGGAGGGATGTATGCTGATGATCAGAACAATCTTTATTTCGGAATAAACGATGATTAAAAAGTTTGTATATTTGCGTCAACTTTTCGAAAAGAATAACATAAAAACAAAACACTCATGAGTACATGGAAAAAAGTCCTTATTGACGGGGATTTCACAGGCGGTGATGGTATTGATATTCAAAATACCACCACTGGCGAAATTAGAGTTGATTTAAAAGCCAATGGCGGTCTTGACATTGAGTCAGGCGAAATAGCTGTAAATCTCAGCGACACTAATATTACTGGTACGCTTGCTGTCGGCGACGGTGGTACTGGTCTCACTACAATCGCTCAAGGCTCTATCCTTGTAGCGAACACAGCAAACACGCTTACTGCTCTTGACGGTGGAGGTGCTGGTCAGGACGGGTATGTCTTGACTTATGATGGAACTGCTGACACCATTTCTTGGGCAGCTGGAGCATCTGGATCCTTAGAAGGTCTTTCAGATACTAATATCACCTCTGCTGCTGCTGGTGATATCCTTATTTATGATGCGACGAATAGCGAGTTTGTTAATAACCCGTTGACTGGCGGTGACGCTATTACTGTTACTGGTGGAGACGGTTCGGTCACTGTTTCGGTTACAGCTGGATCTGTTACAAATGCTATGCTCGTCAACGATGATGTAACAATCGGTACTACAGCTATCGCATTGGGTGGATCTTCTACCACGCTTGCTGGTATGACGGGCATTGACTTTGCTGCGGGCAATGCATCAATTGCGGCTTCTATTGGAGCTAACACTTTGACTCTTGGTGGAGCTACTTCTACAGTTTCTATTGCTGGTACGCTTGAGATTCAAGGTGACATCATCC